TGTTGGATACATTAGACATAATATAGTTAATTCAGGAACTGATACTTGGGGGCATATTTTTTCTCATTCGTCATATGGTTCACCAGACACATTTGTTAATGATTTATTTATTGGGGCAAGTGGTACCGTCAGAATCCCTTCAACCACAACATCCACAAGTTCTACTACAGGAGCATTGGTTGTAGGGGGAGGTGTAGGTATAGGAGGTACTCTTACAGCCTCAGGAGCTATAACAGCTCCTAACCTTGTAAGCGGAACATATACACCAACAATAGTAGATTCTCTAAATATTACATCTCATGGTTTTTATGATGCAACTTACAGTAGGCTTGGGAATATCGTTCATTGTCAGATAACAGGTTATGTAACTCCAACGATAGGCTCTACGTCATCAGCATTGGCTTTCTCGCTTCCTATCGCAACAACACTTGGAGCTTCTCATCGCTTTGGGCATGGAATATTCATTTACAGCGCAACAACAACAGCAGGAATGATTCTTTCAGTAACTGGCACGCATGCTATGTTTCAATTTACTTCACCTGTTGCTGTCGGGTCTGGATCATTTAGTTTACAATTCGATTATTCATTATAGTTATTCATTTTAAATTTAAACGTTATGCGAAATCTTAAAGACACGGTAACCACCATTTGCAGTATTGTATTGATCATTTCAGGGGGTATTTTAGCGGCAGTATCGGCAGGGGCGGTGCTACCTGTTTATATCGTTGCAGGGGCGACAGCATCGGCAAGTATATCAGGAGGATTGATCGGATACTTTACGGGCAAAAATCCAAACGGTACAACAAAACAGATTGATCCTTCAACAGGTCAGCAGTCAACAAGCGCGGCAGCAGTGGAGACGGCAACAAAATAATACTAACCAGGCGTAAAAGCCGCAATATTCTTTTTATGGAACCATGTAAATACGAAAAGCAAATTACCACTCATGACATATTAATTCAGAAAATTGATAAATTAATGACTGATAACGGGCATGACGGATTACCTACCACAGTCACTAAATTAAATACTCAGGTAGTGACTTTTAATGCCAACATAGAGATTATTTTTTTAAAACTCGACCAACTTTCCGCATTCATGGAAGGAGAAAAGGCGACAAAGGCCAAGACGATAAAACGGCTCAACTGGGGACTTGCCGCATTGAGCGTTATTGTTGCAATAGTGAGTCTATACCTGAACACCACAAAGCAATCGGAACCACAGGTAAAAGAACAGATACAGGAACAAAAAATAGTCGATAATAAAAACAAGGTGAAAGCCACAAAGGATGCTCTTTACAAAAATGAAATAAAAAGCCAATTAAGTAACGACACCATAAGATGAAAACTTCAGATTTAGGGATACAGCTAATTACCCATATGGAAGGGATTAAACTACAGCCATATTTAGACGCTTGCGGATATGTCACCTGTGGAGTGGGGCATCTTTTATATTTGCCAAATGGTGAAAAAATGACTAAACTTTCAGACGTTCCGCCTCGTTTTCAAGGCCTAACAAAAGATCAGGTAGTCGAACTACTACAAGACGACTTGGTTCAATTTGAAGATGATCTTAATTCATTACCTTTAACCTTTGAACAGCACCAGTTCGATGCTCTTATTGACTTTACTTTTAATTTGGGATTTGGAGCTTTGCAAAATTCAACACTTCTTAAAAGTATGAAAGGAGAAGATCTAACCCCTATTGAAGATTGTTTTATGATGTATGACAAAATAAGGGTTGATACTAAATTAGTAGTATCTTCGTGGCAACAAGCAAGAAGGAAAACGGAATCGCTGCTCTATACAACCGGTGAACTAAAATTCTTCGCATAACATGGACAACATTGAAGATGACTTAATAGATTTAACGGCGTATCCTCCTATCGAAAGCGAAGATCAACATCTATGAACGACAATAAAGTAGATTGGGACGGTTTGATATTGATGGTATTTACTATCATTTTAATTATTGCTGGATTATACATATTTTCCAGGACATGAACGCCTTTTGTCAAATAAGAAACTTCCAAATTATACCTATCCATAATAGCTTCGGGACGGTTATAAATCAATATGTGGTAACTGATTTTAATAATAACATTTTCTTTCACGGTACATATCTTGCCTGTTGGTGCGAAATGAAACGGCTTGAGCAAGTGTACTGGGATGAATATTACTACTCAAACGAAATAATCACCTCAGATAGTACAAATACAGGTAATATAATTCCCGGTAATGAAATTAACAATGTTGCATGGGATCAAAAATCAGAAGTTAAAACAATAAATCCCGAGTCGGGTTTTTGGGTCGGTAAAAAATTCATTACTTTTATGGAGTCTGAATTAGAAGAAATCTAATATGAAAAAATCATTATTCGATAAATCTGAAGAATTACTGCTTAGGAAAGTTGTATTAAAATCACCTCATTACAAGGCGGGTCATGAAGGGATTATCAAATATTGGTATTCAGGTATCAACGTTTATTTCATCGAACTTGACGACAACAGTAGTACAACAGTCAGTCGGCATGATGAGATGAGCCTAATATCAAAAAGAAAGATTGATCTTCGTTTTTCTGTATGGAAACCAAATATTGATAAAATTATGAAATTACTTATTTTTTTACTCTTATTTTCGGTTAGTTCCTTTGCTCAGGACACCGTAAGGATCAGGCATGCGAACTATACAACGGTTTTTAGCAAGTCAAAACACTATCCTATTCAGGTCGATTGGTGGTTATGCAAGTCGAAAGTAGGATGCAAATCTGTTCGAGCGAATCTGTTTGCGCCAGATCCTCAATTATACGATGAAACAAATCTTGTGAGGGATTACACTCATTCCGGCTTCGACAGAGGCCATGGATGCAATTTTGAGGACAATATTTGTCTTGACAAAAAAGTTCAAAAAGAGTGTTTTTATTATTCAAATATGTGTGCTGAATATCACGCAGTTAACGCAGGATCATATAAATCATTAGAGGTTTTATGTCGAAATTGGGCATTACATTTGGATTCAATACACATTTGGACGGGAGGTATTGGAGAGCAAAAGAAAATAGGCATGGTTTCAGTGCCTCTAAAAGTTTGGAAAGTAGTTTACATTGTCGCCCAAAAGCAATATAAAGCATACATTTTCAATAACAACAAGGACGATTCTGGTAACGGTAAAAATGGATTGGAAGTTCCATTACAAACTATTAAAGAAATTACAGGATTAAATTGTTTTAACTGATCTTAAACAATTGACAAATTTAAAATTTGTACCATGAAAATATATACCTTTACAATTCAATTCAACAATTATTATTAACATTTAAAATTTAACATTATGAGTAACATTATTCAGGCAATTGCCACAGGCTTAGCAAACATGAAAGCATTTGTAATTAAGACTTTTGGATGGATGGACGCAGAGACAAAGATTTGGGTTCCGCTTTGCATTCATGTGGTCAATGCCATCAAGCAGGTGGTTAATAGTCCACTGGAAGATGGAGCATTGAAGATGATCTTAAAATTGGCCCTGGGAAGCTTTATTAGTCCGGCAGAAATTGACCAAGCTAACACATTGGTGCAAAAATGGGTTCCTATCGTACTTGCAAAATTAAGCGAAATACAGGCAGATGCAAGTTTACCAATAGATGCTCAGGTTGACTTCTATGTATCCCAAATAAGACTGCTAACACCGGATGCACAGGCAATAAAATGGACTGGACTATCTGCTACACTTGTAAAAGATGTTGCAGACGGCGTTTCAATTGGCGATGCTATTAATGCAGTCGTACAGACTTACGCAAGTGGAAGTGTTGCCTGATTTTATGCCGGAAGATTCTGCAACCAAATTACAGGAACAATTAAATCCTGTTAAACCTTTATTCACCTTCAGCTTTTCTTTTCAACAGATTAGGAAGGCTTTTAGGTGGATATTTAAACGTAAAAAAGCATCTAATTAAAGATGCTTCCTGAAAATTACAACTTCTTAAGCTGCCATTTTCATTTCTTGATTTTTGCCTGTTATGGCTTGACGTTCTCCCCTGTCCAATTGCCTGCCAATCAATAGCCGGATGCCCCGTAAATAAAACTTCTTTTTAAGATAGAAGTTCCAAGAATCTTGTAATTGGCTGATTACGTGGAGCATAGCGGAGTTCAACCGCTGTCTTGTTCAGTTTAAAACAGTATCAACGAACGACAAGACAAAGATAATCATTCATTTTGAATATTCAAACTAAATTCATACATTTACGAGATTTTAGTTTTAATTACATCTTGTTTTTAAATTCAGCGCAGTATCTGAAATATCCTCCGCTATTAAACGGATAACCGACCATACTCATATTTGGCAGTCTAAACATAACCCTTTTACCTAACTTCATGCCTTCTGAGCGTCCAAAATCCTCATAAACAACTGACTTATCGCAAACTTTAGCGCGCTCAAAGCCAATTCGTATTCCAATTGCCCTTTGTTTGGGATCTGTGTCATCCAGCCATCGGGGAAGGTCTCCGTGTGAGGCTATTGGTACTTCCCCTCTTTCGATACAGTCAAGCATACAGGCTCCAAGATAAGCAAGGTTAAGCTCTATATCTCCGCTAAATGGAGACTCGATGTAAACAATTTGCTTTGTCATTAATTCGATTTAATTTTCCTCTCCCTGCGGAGAATGCTTCTTATTTCTTCAATCCAAAGTGATATAATCCTTTTTTTGTCTTTTACTTCCTGTGGTTCTTTCATAATTACATTTTTAAAGTATCAACAAAATCATTACCGATCATTGACATTTTAAATGTGTCTTCATTTGTTGAAATCACATCCTCTTTTTCAGTATCATAATATGATGCTAGCTGATGTCTTATTGTTCCGCCTATCTGTGGAATACCGTCGCTATTAATAAACATCTCAAATGGTTCAAAGCTAATTCCCCTACTCATATCATTGCTGATTTCCGAGGTGTTGGATTCTCCTTTTGTAACAGCAATAACAATTTCTGCTTTTTTCATAATAAAACTGCCAAGGTGACCGGTAGCAAAATTATCATTCTTGTTTTGATGTAACACAGTTGCGATATGGCAATTATTCACTTTTGTAAGACGTAAAAGCATTGAGGTGATCCGTGTAGCCTCTATTTCATCATTAATGGCAGTAGCTAAATCTGCGATTCCGTCAATTACGCAAAATCCTGTTTTTTCTCCAAATAATTTAAATGCGTATTCAATAATTTGACAGCGTTCAAGCGGAGTAAAAGGCCGAAGATTGTAGGCCTTAAATCTGCGCCCGGTTCCCGCCATTTTACCAATCCTTTTGATTACTGTTTGTGAATCATACTCGCTCTGTTCGGTATCAAAATAAAGTATTTCATCCTTACCCGCTGGCATTTCAGCAACAAACTTTTCATCTGTATCATTTTTTAAAAGTGCGGCGGTAACCAAGCTAATCGCAAAAGTCTTTTTGCTTTTTGCTTTCCCAATGAAGCAAGAGAAATTTCCAAGAGTAAAAAACCGTCTTTTTTCCAACGAAGATCCTACCCGGTCAAATACGCTTAGAATTGTCGGTGGTTTTTCGATAATCTTATTTGGGTCAATCCATGCACCTTGTAAAATCTTTTCAATTTCTGATTGTTGAAGCGTTCCCTGCTTTTGATATATTGGTCTTTCCGGTGCGATACTCTTTGCAGCCTCTTTAAAGTCACCGCCAAATTTGATTAATCCAAGAACTTGAAAAGGTGAATATCCCTTCATTGGCTCAAAAGGATAACCACTGGCAGTAAACACATAAAACACATTTGGAGCTACTTTGCCCAGCGTTGCGCTTATGCCGTCCTTCTTTCCCGGTCTTCTCCACCGTGTGCCTCCTAAATCTTTCCAACCTGCACCTTGTAAAAGGCTTTTCATTTCACTAATCGAATCCATTGAAACGTTATATAGGTCTCCCGGACGGTCTGTCTGTTCGTATTCGTTTTTTTGAATTGGAGGGTAAAATTCATTCATTGAAACGGCATTATCAATCAAAAAAGCCCTTTCAACTTTGGTTAATAACGGAATATCAAAAAGATCATTTCTTATAAACTTATACCCCGGTGTTGGATCAATACAAATATAACTTGCGAGACCCTTTGTTTCAATAAAACAATCACTGCCATTATCTTTCTTTTGAATCGCCAACTTACGACTTCCCTCCATCTCGTTACAGCGGTATAATAAATGAAAACCACCACCGGAGGTACTTTCAATTGGAATTTTTTTGTTTTCGTAAATCTCTTTTACTTCAGGTATTGCTAAATATTCAGTTAGTTTATTTTTTGCGTTACCCATATGGTTATCAAAATCCATACACTCAATAAACCCTGATGGCTCTCCAAGTTTTAACCCGATGCCATAACTATTTTCAAACATCTCAATTGGAAGATCCTCTTTCCAGTCTTGACCAACTGGGACGCAAGGAGACTTCTTATCTGTTGTTGGAAGTGTTTTATATCCGTATTGCAAATATTTTTGATGTGTAGATTGGTAGTTCATTGCATTGATGCTAATTCTTGTTTGGTATAGTAAACTTTATTGATCCCTATTGAATTTATGATTGTCTTATTCCAATCAATTATTTTTGTTTTTGATACCTTTTTATTTTTCCATCCAGCCTCTGTTCCCCAAAATGTACGAAAACCTTTTTCAAGAGAAAGTTTTAAATTAATTCCTGGGTTTAATCTTTGGTGTAATTTCATAAGTTCAATGTCTTCAATAAATGCTTTATACCCCGCTTTGCATTCTGCCAAATAAACAGAAAAATCTTCACGCCATAATGATATAGATTTATCTATATCTTCTTGTTTGTGGTCGTTCGTTGGACTTTTAGCTGGTCGTTTAGCTGGTCGTTTAGTTAATTCATCTGAGTTGTATTCATCATATTTACAGATAGTTATAAGGCTGTATTTGTTGGTCGTTTTGACTGACAGTTCGTTGGTCGTTTTTAGCCGTTCAATACAAGTTCTTATTGTGCGCTCACTTATACCTGTTTTTCCGCTTATACTTTTCCTTCCGGTAATTAACTGTCCGCGCTTAATATCAACCCCCTGCCAAGTTTCATCTTTGGAATTAGCATTGATTAAAAGATAAATAAACAGATGCACCATTTCAGATTTATTAAACCATTCCCATTCCTCAAACTTTCGATATAGTTTAATCCATCCCTCAGCCATTACTTCAAATTTAGTTTAGTGTGGTTACTTCAATTCAACGCGCTTAATCCATGTGTGACCGTCCTGTCTCCATGTTTCAAACTTAAACGTGTGCTTTGCCCCATCGACAACAAAGCGTTCATTCCTGAGCTTTGTGTAAATTGACTGTTTGCAGTCTGCCGGGAACCCGGTATTAAAACCTTCGTCTATTTCCAGGGTTCCGGCAATATTGACTAACTTGTCATACTTCCCCTTATTGGGGTGTACAGGCTTCTTTAACCCTTTGATAATTTGTACTTCCATAACGATTAATTTGGTGATTAAAATTTGTGCAATTTCAGTTGTTTAATTCACGTTCGCAATCCCCGAAAAGGGGGATTTATTGTAAATAAATATTAAATCTTTTTGGTTAAGTTTTTGAAAATAAAATAAAAAGGGGACTAAGCCCCTGATTTTAATTTATAGTTGATGGAATAATGCTTTCTGCAAGTGTAAATCCTGATTTTATCGGTTCCTCAACATAAGGGAATACATCAACAATCTTTGTTTCTGATATTGAGGTAATCTCAAAGTCGCACATCATGCCGGACATTGCAGACTTTATGTAAATGTCAGCCTGCATTACAGTATCAGCGAAACAAAGGACTGTTTGAATATTCTTTTTCTCTTTTCCTGTTTCTTCGTCAACAATAATAAATGCAACTTTTCCTTTAAACCAACGATCACCGATTACATCCTGCATATTTGTAGGTAATATTTCGGAGTAGTTTGTAATCGCTATTTTCCGAACCGAAAACTCCCCGGAAATCATTTGTTGAAGCTCTTTGTAAATCCGCGCCTCGGCCTCTGTAAAAGAAACAGCATCGAGTAAATAAGACTCTGTTACTTTCTTTTCCCTGCCGTTCTCATCCATCTTAATGTACTTGACCGTCACTTCGTAATAATTCTTCATAATTTAATTTTTAATTGTTAAACACTAATTTTTAGTTTTTAAAGTGATATTTAAAATAAAGTTTTCTGAATAATTTCGTCTTTTGGTTCAACTTGTTCGCTGAAGGTAAAGAGTGATTGTTGCTTAATGTGATTTTGAAAACGTTCGTTTCCATTTTCAAAATGAGTTTTGCTAATTTCCGTTCCGTAAAAATCAATCCCTAAATCATAGGCGGCAATACGTGAACTTTGAGATCCTAAATTTGAATCAAATATTTTATCCCCTTCGTTTGCGTAACGGGTAAATATCCACTTATATAGAGAAATCGGTTTTTGAGTTATATGTATCCTGTTTTCGCCTCCTTTGGTAACGTTTGCTATTTTTGCATTTTGATCGAAAGAAGTTAGTGCAAGTTCACAATCAGCCATAGAGTGCATCCCCAACATTTCAGGCTTAACCCAACATATAAAACAACGTGCAGATGGTATAAATTCAGTAAAATAATTGCCTCCCCAAATAATCCAATTTTTTGAAACTCTAAAAAGTTCGTCAAAATATTCCTTTTTGGGTTTACCTCCTAACCTGCCTTCATTATTTTTGTATTTAGCCGACCACATGCCTCCTATTGTTAATTTATCTCCAAGACCATAATCAGGATCTACACAAGCCAAATCGAACTGCTTATCCTTGCAACTTTTCATATATAAAAAACAGTCGGTATTAAATGTTTCAGATATTGGCATTCGCATCATATTTTATTTCTGGATTTTCATAAATATTCCCAATGACTTCTAAATCCCAATCATCGGTACAAATAAAAAAGCCCTGACTGCTATCGCTATTTATCCATTCAGCCAAAACAGGCTTTCCCCACTCTAAATAAATATCACCTTCGTAAATTTCCTTTCCATTTTTATCGTTAATGCCTGAATATAGCATTATAATTTCTTCCTGATCTAATAATCTGCCAGCAGTTTTGCGCCCGCTAAAAACATCATGATTAGGATATAGCATTTCTTTATTAAGATCATCCCACGCCCTTATTTTAATTCGCCTTATTTCCATGAGTTTTAATTTTAAATGTTGAATATTACCTTCGTTGTAAAATTCTGATATTGGCATAGTAGTTAAAAAAGAG